GATACCATGGTTATCGGAATAGAAACCGGTAGTGATCGTGTAAGAAAACACATGCGCAAGGGCTTTACCGGTGCTGACTTAGATTATAACATGGAAGAATACAGCAAGAACAAAATACAAGTGTATTTTCTTATCATTGTGGGCTTTCCCACCGAGACTAGAGAAGACTTTGACCAGACTCTAGAAATGCTGACTCGTTATCAAAGATATGTGGCCGACGGCACAGTGATCGGTGTGAATTTAGGAACCACCTTGACCATTGAAGAAGGAACCGAAATGTACGATTATCCAGAGCGCCTAAACTTGATCGGCGTCAACGGCAATCGCCCCCAGGGTGCCGACTGGAAATGCTTGGATAATCCAGAATTAACCTACAAAGAACGCATCATGCGACGACTTGAAGCCCAAGAACATGCAGTAAATCTAGGTTATACCTTTTGGAAGGGCGACGATCAAATCAAAATTATGATGGACAAGTACCAGGAAAGAATTGCACGACTAGCTGGAGTGATACATTGAAATTAGATATTTCTTTAAGCGTCGAACGAGGATTAGGAGATCCACTGGTAAAAATAATTGTAGACGATTATTTGACCTTGGCCGACGGTCCTGCACAGGACCAATACAGTTTTGAACTCAACATACCAGACGAATTGCATTCATTAAAAATTACACACTACGGCAAAACCATCGACGATGCTAGCAACAGCAATATTGACAAACATGTAGAAATAACGGCAATCAGTATGGATCAAATTTCACTTGAGAGAGAATTGTGGGATGGTAAATTTTTTCCAATTTATCTACACAAAACCGACAGCGATCCTTACTACATCAGTCCCAATCTGTATCTAGGGCACAACGGCACTTGGGTCTTGGAGTTTACCACCCCGGCGCCACTGTGGTTAATTTCTTTACGCAAGCCTGGGCCAAAATTAGATAATACTATTTTTAAAACCAACAAACAGACATTGGATCATGCTAAAGATTTTTTTAAAGGGTTGCCCGATGTTTAATGTAACAGACATACAGGAATATCAACTGGAAATTACCAGTTACTGTAATGCCGCATGCCCGCAATGTCCTCGCAATGAAAATGGTCGCGGTATCAACAAAAGAATGCCGCTGTGCCATCTCGATCGTACTGTAATAGATCAAACTTTTATCGCTGGAATATGCAAAGGTCTGAATCAGATTTTTTTCTGTGGTAGCTACGGCGATCCTATTATGCATCCAAATTTTTTGGATATCTTGCGTGATTTTCGTAAAAAGAATCCCACACTGTGGTTGTATTTTCATACTAACGGTGGTGTGCATGAACCAGAGTACTGGGCAGAAATTGCCAGGATCATGGCCGGTTATGGACAAATAGATTTTGGTATCGATGGCCTGGAAGATACTTTACATTTGTATAGGAAAAATGTAAACTATAACAAAGTGATCAAAAATGCCAAGTCTTTTATTGACGCAGGGGGTCGTGCTCAATGGAATTTTATTGTGTTTCAACACAACGAGCATCAGGTAGAAAAGGCCAAACAGCTGGGCAAGGATTTGGGTTTTTTTAATGTGTTGATTAGAAAAACTGGAAGATTTTTTAATCACAGGACTGTTGAAGAAATGACAGCATGGCCTGTCAGGGACGAGTATGTTATAGAACCGCCTGTTAATCCCGAGTACCGCAATCAGAGCATGCTGTTTTTACCAGAATTAAAACGACAGTACAGCAATATTAAAGACTATTTTGATACCACAGAAATCAAATGCGATGCCATGATTGGCCCCAAGGTTGTTGTCAATGCAGAAGGATTGGTATTGCCCTGTAACTTTTTTAATCATAATCTGTACGATCGTAGATTTTACGAGGCAGGTGTGTTGCCCGAGTCCAACCAGTTGAGCACAGTTGATGGCAAAAATCAAGTTAGGTCGTTTTTGGAAAGTTACGATTTAGACAGTTTCAATATTAATCTGCACAGTTTAGAAGAAATTTTTAGTAATTCTATGTGGGCAGATCTAGTAAAGTCGTGGAACAAAACACTGGCCAACGGTCGTTTGTTTGAGTGTGCCATGACCTGTGGTTCTAAAATTACCAAAGTATGGGATCAAGGAGGAAGTAAACGATGAAATACATGATTACTGGCGGTAGCAAGGGCCTAGGACTTGCCATGATTGACCGTTTTGGCGGCGACAGTTACTGCCGAGGCAACGGCTTTGACATCACAAAAGATACAGAAAAGTTGGCCAAGATCAGTTTAGACTATGACGTGTTTGTTAACAACGCATTTGACGGACCATTTCAAGAGCCCTGGGCCAATTTTGCACAGGTTCAGTTGTTGTATGCAGTTGGAGATCTGTGGGCCAAAGAAAACAAGTCAGGATATATTGTCAACATAGGCAGTGTCGGCAGTGAAACAGTGTCGGCGCCGATTCCAAGTTTTGAAACCTATCGTGTGAGCAAGGCAGCCTTGAAAGAACACAGTCGCCAGTGGACACGAGCATTCAAAGACAACAAGGTACCGTTCAAAACCAGTCTACTCACCCTCGATCGGCTGGATACTGATTTGACTCGCAACAGATCCAGCTGGACTGGGAACGGAATTGACACAGCAGATATCTGTTCGTACATTGAGCTAATTACTAATGCTCAACCAAACACATGCATTGAAGAAATTATAGGGTGGGTGAATTTTGATCATAAACAATAGTCCATGTCATGGTTATACGAAAACACCCAGATCAACCAACTGCCCGAAGACTGTGTGGGCTTTGTGTACCTGATCACAAACACCACAACCGGACGTCGATACATCGGCAAAAAACTAGCAAAATTCAGCAAGACCACGTACAAGGTAGTCAAACTCAAAAACGGCAACAAGAAACGAAAACGCATCCGCAGCAAGATAGACTCAGACTGGCAACAATACTACGGCAGCAACGATCAACTGAACCAAGACCTACTGGCGCTGGGCGCCGACAACTTCACTAGACAGATACTATTTTACTGTAAAAGCAAGGCCGAATGCAACTATATTGAAGCCCGCGAACAGTTCCGTCATCAAGTACTGGAATCAGACGCTTGGTACAACGGGCAGATAGTGTGCCGCATACACGGCAGTCATATAAAAAACAAACTTTCTACAGGCAACTAAACCGACTGTGTTTGATCGAGGTAGCTCGATCCCCGTTGAGGGCCGACAGTATCGGCTCGGATAGAATGGACCTAGGTTCGCTCGGGTGTCAAAGGCAATTGCTAACTTAAGGCAACAAAGGATTTGAGCTCTGTGAAAAAGACACAACTCATGCCCATAGGACTTGGATTTACGATTGGGTCACTAGGGTTCCGTTGATATGTGAAGCTAGAGTAGGGGGTACCGGTCAACCGCCTCCGTCGTGAAAACGAATCTCTTTATCGTAAATGACAGCTACAACTCGGATAATGTAGAAGTCAGTTCACCGTGAATACGGTGAATTGTGACCGCATAATCTGGATAATGCAAGAGAAGAACACAGTTGCTGAGCACAGCGAAAGCAACAGATCTCGTTAGAGATCTTGAAATGAAACAACAGGTTCTTTAAAAGAAAGGCAGTCCTGACTTTTTGGTAGTTTCCAAATTGTCCTTGATCAGCTGATTGATCAACACTCGTTCGCTGGCACTGAGTTGCAGGGCATGTTCGTAGCTGAGCCCGCCACGCATGTACCAACTGAGCTGGAAAGCCTCTTGTCTGATCTTGTTGCACTCTTTTTCCATATCGTCTACCATGAGCCCGATCTGTTCAGAGTCCGAGATCAGGAGGCGCGATCGAAAAAACTCGACATGTCCAGAGTCAGTTGCTGTTGATACACATGATTGCACTCGTCGCAGGTCAATTGCATGGGCTGCATTTCTGACTGCGATTTTAGGTCAATCGCATGATCGCGTATCTGCGCAAACAGTCGACGATCACAGTTTTTGAGCATTTCTTCAATGTATTCAGGTTCGTGTACCATGGCTGTGGGGGTCTTGACTGCGGCAATGCTCTGGGCCAAGGCATGCACCGTGACTTCGGTTATCTTTTTCAAGGCATCGCTGACTGCTGTGATTTTGGCTTCGTTGATCTGCTCGGAATCTGACAGATCTGGCATCATCTGTAACAGCTTTTGATTTTCGTACTGCATGCGATTGTTATCGCTGAGATTCTTGTAGCTCATGGGACGGAAAAATATCTCCATGTCGCCTGACTGCACGCTGCTGTCGTAGTCGCCGGCTGTGAGGCTTTCCAGCACAGATCTAAGATCTATTGCACGGTCTGACTGGGCCCGGCAACTGGGGCAGGTGCTGCCAAATTCCATTTCGTGCCCGTAGCTGGCCATGCGTATGGCAGCCAAGATAGCATCCATGTCCGTGGCCGGAATAGCCCAGGCATCTATAATGTCGGGCATGCAACTCTTGATCACGTTCACTGTGGATTGTCCGTTGAACAGGCTGTCTGGAGTACGATAGGTTATTTCGTCTATGGCAGTCATGGGATATACTGGATATTCGCCGGTGACACTGGGATTCAGGGCACCGGGTGGATAAAATCGTCCGTTGCTGGGCAAGCGTATGTACACTGCTGGTTGGCGGAAATACTGTTTTAGTGGGTTAGTTTGGCTCATGATTTTCCTCGATAAATATAATTATGGCCGATCTATACACCGCTGAAGAAATCAAAGAAATATTTGACACCTACAATCGAGCTATCGAAACAGGCACACCGATCACGGCCGAACTGTCAAGGCAGATGAAAGATGCCACAATTGGTGTCAAAAACTACACAGCCCAGCTCAACAAGAGTTTTTCAGACCTAGGATCGTCAGCACTCAAATACGCAGAAAATCTCAAAGACGGTGCGCAAGGTGCCGCAGTGTTCAACGACGGCATTGGAGCAACAGCCAAGGTCATGAGCGACCTGCTCGCTCGGATACCGTTTGTGGGCCGGGCTTTGGGTCTGGCCGCTACGGCTGCAGCCAGATATGCTCAGGAAGCCAACAAGCAATCGGATGCTCTGTTCAAGAGCTATCAGGATCTGACCAGATTTGGTCAAGGCACTGCCAATGGCATGAGCGATGTGTTTGATACCATGCAGAAATTCAGCTACGGCATCGGCGAGCTGGATCAGATGACTGCATTGTTGCAGGCCAATGCCAAGAGTCTGGCTCTGTTTGGTGGCACAGTGGCACAAGGCACCGCGGCCATGGCCAAAACAGCCGAAGATTTTAAAAATACCGGTCTGCAAGACACGTTCCAAAAGATGGGGCTCAATGTTGACAATCAAAATCGTGCCATTGCAGGATACTACAAACAGATAACCATGCTGGGTCAGGGCCAGGGCAAAACACAGGCCGAGCTCACACAGGGTGCTGTGGCCTATCTCAAAGAGATGGAAGGCCTTACCAGATTGACTGGCCAACAGCGTGAAGAATTGGAACAGCAACGTGAAGCAGCCCAGGCTGTGGATTCGTTTGCAGTCACAGTCAGCGACATGGGCGAAAAAGGCGAAGAATTGCAAAAAATCTTCAATTCCTTGATGAGCGTGGACCCTACTGGCGCCAAGGCTCGTGCGTTTGCTGAAAGTGTGACCGGTATGTTTACTGGAAGCAAAGAACAGAACCAGTTGTTCCAGCTGTCGGGCGGACGACTCATGGAAATGATAAATCAAGTGAAAAACGGCACCATGAACATGGGCCAGTTCATGGATGCATTAAAACCCGCAGGTGCTGCCCTTGACAACTTCAAAGGTCAAGCTCGCATGAACAACCTGTCTGATTTTGCAGGCCCTTACCGTGACATAATCAAGCTAAACAGCAAAAACTGGACTGAATCAGCTGCTGCAGCTGAAAAATCAACCGAAGTCACTGACAGTACCACAGATGCGGCTGTGTCTCTTAGAGAAAAACAACTCAAGACCAGAGATGCACTGCAAAGCATGATCAACGACGGCGTAGGGCCAGCTACCAAGGCCATGGCCAAATTGGCTGGAATCACAGACCAGGCCGCCGAAGGTAGCAAAGGGTTTTGGGACAAAGTGGGTGACTTTTTCAGCGGTGGCAAGGACGCCAAAGGTCCAGCTTCTGTTGGAAAAACTGCAACTGGATCGCCTACTATCACGTATTCCAATGGGGAAATGCGTAGCGGGGGCGATCGCAATTGGAGAAGCAACAACCCTGGCGATATCGAGTACGGAGATTTTGCCATTAAAATGGGAGCCATTGGCAGTGATGGTAGATTTGCTATATTTCCTTCAGAAGAGATGGGTCGTAGAGCCGCTGATGCTTTGTTAAAAGGCGACCTTTATAGCAAATTGTCAGCAGCCGATGCTATAAAAAAATGGGCCCCGCCCAACGAAAATGATTCAGGATCGTATATTAAAAATGTGGCCAAGATGGCAAATCTGGACATGAGCAAACGCTATGTTGATATGTCCAGAGAAGAACAAGGCAGATTTTTAGATGCGATGAAAAAAGTTGAAGGCGGAAGAGTTGGCACAATCACGCAAGTAGCTAGTTCAACATCGCCAACAACAGCTAACACCCCATCAAAGAATAACGGTCCTACCATGCCCGCGAGCGATGCTCCTGCCGGTCCTAAAGTTGGCATGAACAATAGTGAATCAGCTGTGATGGATCAAATTTTAAAAAACGGATCGACGGGCCCGTCGATACGGGGTGCCAACGGATTTGATGGCCAGCTGTCAGGGCCGGTCAGTGGATACAAGCCCGACATCACCATGCACGGCACTGAACAGCTTACAATCACACCCGATCGCATGCGGTCAGACACAGCCGATCAACCGGCCACTGGCATGATGACCCAGCAGATGTCAAAACTGGATCAAATGGTGCAGGCACTACAGGACAACAACAATCAAGCAATCATGTCCATGCAACTGGACAAACTGGACCAGTTGATCACAGTGATGAAGAACCAAGTAAATGTCAGTCAAAAGATATTGCAACAGAGTCATTGAGTCCATAAATACTAGACTATGGCAGAAAACAACAAAGGTTGGCGCAAGTATTTCAAGGTAGCCAGCACAGGCGGTCAACTCAGTCCGATCTCGGGATCCAATCAATTTGGACTGCCCGGCTACGGCAAACAAAACGGTGCCGGCTACGACACTCCGGGCACTGGCAATGAATTTGCCTATCGCAACTATGCCAGTCGTTTGCCTGAAGTTTATTCGGGGCATCCCAACCGTATTGAACGCTACAATCAGTACGAAAACATGGACTGTGACAGTGAAGTCAATGCTTGCTTGGACATCATAGCTGAATTCAGCACGCAGGTCAATGCCGACAACAAGACACCGTTTGACATACAGTTCACCGACAAGCCCACTGACCACGAAATAGACATCATCAAGAAACAGTTGCAACAGTGGACCAAACTCAACAAGCTGGATCAGCGCATATTCAAGCTGTTTCGCAACGTGATCAAGTATGGCGATCAGGTGTTTGTGCGCGACCCAGAAACATTTGAAATGTACTGGGTGGACATGGTCAAGGTGGCACGTGTGATCGTGAACGAAAGCGAAGGCAAGCGACCCGAGCAATACATCATCAGAGACATCAACCCCAATTTCCAAAACATGAGCATGGCAGCCAAGACCACATCGGATTACTATGTGAGTCGTGCTACCGGCAGTGCAGGACAAAACAACTATACTGCACCCAACGGCGGTGGCTATGGTGGAGCCGGTGGCGGTACCGGCAACAATAGATTTTCGCAGGCCATGAACGAAACTTGTCTGGATGCCAGACACGTGATACATCTCAGTCTCAACGAAGGACTGGATTTCTTTTGGCCGTTTGGACAAAGCATCTTGGAAAACATATTCAAGGTCTACAAGCAGAAAGAACTGTTGGAAGATTCGGTCTTGATCTATCGTGTGCAACGTGCGCCTGAGCGACGCATATTCAAAATTGACGTGGGCAACATGCCCAGTCATTTGGCCATGCAGTTTGTGGAACGAGTCAAGAACGAAATGCATCAACGACGTATTCCAACCAACACCGGCGGTGGCGCCAACATGATGGATGCCAGCTACAATCCGCTGGCAGTCAACGAAGACTTTTACTTTCCGGTCACAGCCGACGGCCGCGGCAGCAGCGTAGACACCTTGCCAGGTGGCCAGAATCTGGGTGAAATTGACGACCTCAAATACTTCAACAACAAGATGGCTCGCGGATTGCGTGTGCCTTCTAGCTATTTGCCAACCGGTCCTGACGATTCGGATCGTGCATTCACCGACGGCAAAGTGGGCACGGCCTTGATACAGGAGTACAGATTCAACCAGTATTGCAAACGCTTGCAGAATCTGATCATGCAAAAGTTGGACGACGAGTTCAAGATGTTCCTGCACTGGAGAGGTTTCAATATTGATTCCGGGCTGTTTACCATTAGATTCTGTGAACCGCAGAACTTTGCTACCTATCGACAGGCCGAAATGGACAATGCCCGTATCTCGGCATTTACACAGCTGGAACAGTTGCCGTACATGAGCAAAAGGTTCATGATGAAACGCTTCCTGGGTCTGACTGAAGAAGAGATCATGGAAAACGAA